TCCGATCGAAAGGAGTTCTATTGTTCGCCCATCTTCGATAAATTCAGTGTCGAAAAATATTTTCATGTTATTCCTGCCTTTGCCGGTGATACGACGCGTTGCTTACGATTCCTTGTGTGTCCCCAAGGCCAGCATTAAACGACGTAACCCCGCATGAACTCGTTTGCGTTCGGCTTCCGTCAGATCGCTGTGATTGTTGATCTGAATGAGAACCCGGCAAATCATGCGGATCATGCCTCGTGTTTGGTCATTCACCTGTTCGCCTAACGACTTTCTGCTTCTTTGATTTACGCTGTCGAATAGCCGCCGATGCATCCAATACTCTCGGCTTCTTTATGACCTTGCCGTCCTTGATACGGTAAGATTTAGGAAGCTTCATAATTCTCAGAGATCCATTTCTGCTAGAACACACAAGAAATCACACGACGGCTGCACTGGGTTCGTTGTCGGCCAACCAGCCGGTATTTCATCAATGAACCGACGTTCGTCATCAATTCGCGTTAGCCTGACGTTCAACTCGCGCGAAAGCTTAGACATCCGATCGAACTTGTCCGGGAAGTGCTTACGGATGAGCGCCCAATAAGCTGGGCTGGTTGCCTTGACGCACGGCAGGCAATTATTGTTCTGGAATCCTAGCGCATACAGCGGTGGCAATTTGATCCCGGCCCGCGTCAACATCTCAAGACAAGATGCTTTGTTCAAACCGCGATCAATCAACGGCGTCTCAATGCGTAGCTCGAAATAATTCTCACGAAGCCGGTCTGCGCGCTTCACATCTGATCCATCCGCTGTGTAACCAAAGACGTGCGCATCGTCTGGCCGCTGCCATGCAAGGCGCGGCATCACTTTGAGCTCGGTTGTGCACAGCGCACCTTCAATGCCGGCCAGGTAGCGCCGTTTCTGCCAGAGATCCCACGTGCTTTCATATCGATCCGATTTGAGGCGTTCTATGGGCTTGCCAAACCACGCCTCACAGGCAGAAATGAACCGTGCGTTGTCCTCATGCTCTGCGCCTGTTTCGCAGTAAGCAACCACCGCGTCAGGGTGAGCTGCAAGCGTTAGCTTTGTAGCCACGGCGCTGGCAGCGCCCGCAGAAAACCAGCAAACAGTTCGCATGATCTCTCCTCTCACATCAGTTTCCTTGTCAGCACGGTTCCCACGCCTTGAGCCTGGATATGATCCCCCATTGGCGTTCCATCAAACGATTCCATTGCGTGCATGTACGTGGCGAGCAGCATTTCTTCTTCGTCGATTTCGTCTTTTGATTTCTTCCGAAGTTTGAGCACTTGGCGCATGATCTTGACGTCGAAGCCCGCGCCTTTCGCTTCCGCGAACTTGTCGCGAATGTCGTCGGCAATCGCCTTTTTATCTTCCTCAAGTCGCTCGATCGATTCCACGTACTGGCGCAAAGCCCTTTGTCCTGCGTCGTGAAGTGTCATGCTATTTCCCCGGTTGAAAGTTGTCGCGCTGATCCAGCAATGACGCCGGCGCCTTCTCATAGTCTCGCCAATAGATCGGCCGAAAGTCTGTGTTGCCGACGTGATGCCGCGAAAAGCAGTACCAGGCATAATCGCCCCGGCCGCCCGCAGTTGGCCCCGTCCAGCCATCCATGTGCATGCGGCCAGGACGCGGGGCGAGCGGATAGAGCCCGGCCAGATGGCTCATCATTTTCCGACCTGTGCCGCGATTGACGAACTGAACACGCATCAGGAAATAGGAAACGTCAGCGACCTCAAGCGCGCGCTGCACAAACTCTGCCGCTTGGTTGAACGGCGGATTTGTGACGATGGTTTGCGCATGCGCATGGGGCCGAGCGTTCAAGAAATCGAGTCCACACTGGATGCCCTCGCCGACTCCGTGGTCAAACAGATCCGTCTTCAAGACGACGTGCCCGCCCGCCTCCAGCACGCGCGAAATCGCGCCTTTGCCGGCGGCAGGCTCCCAAATACGCGAAGGCAAATCCACATGCCCCATCAGCGCGCGCGTCAAGACCTCGTGCGTTTCATACAGATCAGCTTTCGGCCGCTGTGAGGCTGGGATTGGATTTTCATCATCGAGTAGCGCTTTTTTTTCCCTAATCATGCGCCACCACACGTCTTGGCATCTTGCACGATGCAACGCCTTCGCCGGCGGGCCGCTCCATCGATCCGCCCGCTTTGATGCACGCCATTTCGACTTCGTGATTGCGACCGCTGCACGAGCTTATGGCAACCGCGATGATCAAGCAGACCAAGACCGTTGCCGTTGAAACCGACACCACTGCAACCTGTTCATCGCTCATCATGTTCGCTCCCTGATCCGCTCGGCACGCTCACGGCGCATCTGATCAATCATCCGGCGATCTGGTTTCTCGCCCCTCTCAAGCCCCCTGCGCTTGATTTCGATGTCGACAAGGGTTTGCGACATCATTTTCAATACGGCCCGCCCTGCCCCCCTCAAAACGCGTTCATCGGACACTTGAGGCAGTATCCAGCGTCCGACCTCCATCACGGTGATGTCGCTTTCGATCAGGCGATGAAAAACCGGCCACCATGCGCGAGGCATCTGGCTGAGATTATGCTGGTGGGTTGTGTACGCGAGACGCTGGCGGTCAATAACGCCGCCGGCGCGCTTGCTGCCGCCCCCGCCGCCTTCGCCATAGCCAGACGTCACATTCTGGCGCGCCGCAGCTAATCCGTTTTCGATCGCGCGCACAGACGCCTCTAGCTCGGCCTGCGCGAAGTCGGTTTTGTATTTCTCGATCGAGCCTTGCAGCTTGTAGCGCACGGCCGCCGGGGCGCTTTTCTTCGTGCCAGGCACAACCGTGTCCGCATGGACGGATTCGAAACGCCGTTGGATCGCCGCCGGCGGCTCGTTGTACTCGGTACGCTTTTGGCGTCCTTTTCCTCGGCGTTCGCTGGCGATGTCGTCGCGGATTTTTTCGACCAGTGGCCCGATCTCAATACCGTGCTTGTCAAGCGTTGCCCAAACGCGCTGCCGGAATACACGCGGCGTTGTGCTCGCCGAGCGCTCCAGCGTTTTGAGTAGCGCTTCGGGCAGGTCTGTTGGCGCATTGTCTTTGGTTGTCATGCAGCAACGCGCCTCGCCGGATCGTGAGATGGACAACCATCGCGACAAAACACGAACTGGCGATAGCGTGTCGACGCCATGTTTTGGCACTGCATCCACGGTTGCTTGCCATCCGTGCGGCGCCAGACGTCCAGAAATCGGCAAGACTGGCACCGCCGCATAGGGGGCACCACCGGCTTGTCGAACACGTCCGGGGCGCGTCGCTGCAGTGGTAGCGCGCGTTTTTTCGGTGCTGGTCTAACGCCAGTGCGCACCCATTCGCGGCACCGATCGCAAAGCATGTGGCCGGGATCGCGCTTGCGTCCGCATTTGAGGCAACCAGCCCGGGGTGTGTAACGGCTCATTGCGTTGCCTCCCTGAATTCATTTTCCAGCTTGGCTCGGCGTTCCAGCATGCTCGTTGCCAACTTGTGCAGCGGGCCACGCAGCGCGCCCATGTCCACACGACCGGCAGCGCAATCTCGGACAAACGCGGACGCCTCGATTAACTTTTGCTCTTCATCTCCAGTCGGCAGCTTTCCATGATCACGAACGAAGTCGAACAGCCCAACAATCCAGCCACCAGCCACCGCACGTTCGGCGAAAGGCCCTCTGATCATTTCCTTGGCTCGGCGTTCTTCGTGTTCGGTTCTCGTGGATGCATCCCAATCGTGACGCGCATCCGAACTCGGTTTGTGCTGCCGTGAATAAATATCTTTGGACGCCGCCGAGCACGAATCCAGACATTCGCGAATTGTCGGCCAGTGCGATATCCGAAACTCCTTTTTCATCGTTCTGAAAAGATGATCGGCACCTTCCGTTAATTGCGTGTTGTCGTATCGGCAAAGCGCTCGAATATACTCATCAACAAAAGATTCTAGATCGTTTGTTTTTGGCTCACCGAAGACAGCCCAGAGCCGACCGATAAAGTTCTTGGACACTCGTTGGTGCTCAGAAGGAGTTATCGCCCGTCCGCTATTTTCCGTGCGATCGTCGTTCATTGTGCCACCTCCTGCTTTCGTGCCCGTTCTTCTGCCAGCCGCTCCTCAAGCGTCAACGCCTTAGCCCCGCCTGCTGTCCGCGTTGCGGACTTGGCTGTTTGATTCCGAGTTGCTGCTTTGAGATAGCGCTGATCCTGCTCACGTTTGCGCTGGATGATGCCGGCAAGTTGTGCCTCCACTTGCACCTCGATAGTTCGTGTCGAGTTGGGTTGCACCTTGTCGGCAATTTGCATCAACGCGAGGTCTAGCCCGGTCTCGTCACCATCAAACCGCTTGAGCCAGTCCGCTCGCTTGCCATTGGTCAACGCCAGCTCGCCGGTTGGCGACCGGGTGACGTCGGGGTGATGACGGCCGGGGTTGAGATTGAGCGGATCAGGATCGCGCTCGGGGTTGTGCTTCGGTTTGCCCTGCTCACGCGCTTGCGCGCTATCATTTAAAGCTGCTTGTTTCTTTGTTTCTTTGTTAGATTCTGGTTGCTGGTTGGTTGCTAGTTGGTTGCTAGTTGGTTGCTGGTTGGTTGTTTTGACGGTTGCAATGCTGGTTGATTTGTTGGTTGTTTTGACGTTTTCAACGTATGCTGATATTTCTTCGCTCAAAGACTGATATTTACAGTAATTTGATATACTTATGATGTTGGCAACCAGCCGTTTTTTGGCTGTTGTTTGTTGGTTGTTTTGCTGGCCGCTTTGTTGGTTGATTGGTTGGTCCCTTTTTATCATCCCTTCGGACTCCAAACGATCAAGAAAAGTTCTGACCGCCTGCTGAGACCAGTTCCACCGAGTTGCCAAATACGTCCGGCTTGCGAGGAATTGCCCGACGTCAACCCACACCGTCGCGCCCCTCACATCGTGCTGCCGTGGCCGATATTGAGCCTCCATCAACATGTCGATCCATGCCTCTGCGCGAGCGTATGTGCGCCTGCCCTTGGCCGCTGGCCGTGCCGGGTAGCCGAAGCCGACGTAATGGTGGTCGCGTATGTCGCGAGAAATCGCGATCCAATTGCCGGGTTGGCTATTGTGACCAATCGTTGGGCCGTCTGTCATCGATCAGCCCTCCAAATCCCAGCTCGGAATCTCTTCCAAGAACTCGGCGACCTCGCGTTCTGACCATCTGAATTCCAGCGCCCAGCGTTTGACGTCAGGGGCGTCTGACCATTCGTTCAGGATGACAATCAAAGCCTCAAGCTTGGAGGACGCGGGCCGCATGGGGTTGTCAGGGTCAATCGGTCGCCCGGCGAATTTCTGCCAGGAGCGATGCACGAAATATGCGCCGTCTTCTGACGCCGGGAGATTGACAGGAGGTGGATTTGTGGTATTCATTGTTCGTTCCTTTCGGCGCTCATGTGGTTGCTCCTTTCCATGTGGATGTTGCCCTTTAGGTTCATGTTGGCAGGTTTTTGAAACGCTCCTCATGGTCGTGGGGGGCGTTTCGCTTTTTCAGGCCGCCAATAGCAGCGGTTCTGAACTCGTTATCTTTCGAATGATCCGGTAGCGCGTGGCGTTGCCATGGCGGCGGTCACGCCACTTCTCAATGCGATCCGAAAGCGTAACCAGTCGCGCCATCTTGAGGTCCGTCACATGCTGGCGGCCGGTCATCAGCGCAAACTCGTCGTGCGCAATGCGCAGGCTGCGAATGGACTGGAACCCATCAATGCCAACGTCGCCGCACCAGTCGATAAAGGCGTCAATGTCGGGCATGCGATCGCCGAACGTTGGCGGCCATTCGAACGGCTGAGCACCAAGCGGCAAGCCGTCCGGGGGGGCCGGCAAAGCAGGCGGGACTCGCGCGGCGCGCGGCGCCGGTTTGGGATCAAACATCCAGGCGAAGACACGCATCACACAAGCTCCTTTGTTTTCGTGGGCTGATACGGGCGGGCGGGTGATGGCCGAGGCCGTGGTGGGCGTTTGACGGTTGGCTGCGCGGCCCGTGACGTATGGTGCGCGCAATACGGTTGGCTCGGCACCGCACGAGTCCCGCAGAATCCGAACGGCTCGCGTTGCGGTTCCCCGATCGGCCATCGGCAATCATGCTCTTCCAGATCGATCAACGATTTGAGACCTGCGGCAACGCACCGGGCGTCATATTCCGCGCCACCGGCTGGCGGCGGCGGGGGTTCTGCTGGCTGAAACGAAATATCCAGGCCGTTG